GTAGCGTTCATTACTGTAATATCTCCTCGTGTAGTATTAGGTGATAAAGCATTGAATGCAGCATTAGCAGTTGTTTGCCCAGTACCTCCGTTCGCTATGGCAAGTGTTCCTGAAACAGTTATAGTTCCTGATGATGTAATTGGTCCTCCCGATGTTGTCAAACCAGTAGTTCCTCCTGAAACATCTACTGAAGTAACACTTCCACTACCTGAACCTGTTTGTTCTCCACCTGTTGATATTGTAACTTCTGCCATATTTATTTAATATTTTTAAAGTTAGTGTTTACCTACAAATGTAGAAGTTATTGTTCCAGCTGAAGCATTTCCTTTTGTATATACAAATCTATAATATTTATATAATATTCTTTTTAAAAGAACATTATAAGTACTATTTGTAGCTAAAGTAAAACTAACAGCAGTTGTACCATCATCTTGATATATTGTTGACCAGTTTGTTCCAGTATTACTTCCCTGTAATGCTAATGTAGAAGTTGTACCATTAAATGTTGAACTTGTTATTGTTTGTATATTGCCATGATTTAATCCATCTGTTAAAGATGGTGTATCAAAATTAGCACTCGTATCACCAGGTGCCGAATTAATCATGAAGAAAATTTCATCTGATTTCATTTAATTTATTATTTTTATTTTACTTCGTATTGATAGATATAGGACATAAAATGAGAGGATGTAGAAGCCGCATTAACATGTAAGTACACATCATTGTTAGTCACATTAGCATTGACAGCGGCAGCCGTATAGGGAAAAGTTTGTTCGGTAGCAGAGCCATTCACTTCAAAACCTGTGGTAAACGTAGAAGCAACAGGAAGAGAAATACGAGCTATTACATGAGCAGCCGAAGAAGGTACAACCTCAACATAACCACTAACAGTAATAACATTACCTACTCTATGATAAATCGCAGTAGAATTAGTCGAAGATGTACAATTAAGTACGGCTGTAATTATAGGTGTATAAGTTCCAGAAGCTATATATTGATTTGTAGTTCCTGTAATAGCAGAAGCATTATTATGTAGAGCTGTACCATATATTTGACCTGCATTATTAACATAAAATCCTGTAGATCCTCCACTATTAAGTGCTTTTAAGGAGAAATTACTTGTTGTTGTATCTTCACCTATTAGGTGTAATATTGCAGATGGAGATGCTGTTCCAAAACCAGCATAACCATTATTCATAATACTAACTAAATTTGTAGGTGTGGAATTTTTTAATCTAAAACAAGGAGTAGCACTTGAAGTATTACTTCCTTGTACTTCTAACATTGCATTATATGATGAAGTATTTATACCTAATCCACCAGTACTTATAATTGCCATTAAAGTTCCTGTAGTAGTAGTTTGTGTAGCTCCAGCATAGAATCTTATTTGTGTTGCTGAATTTTGTTGTGCTAATCCTCCACCGATATATATAATACTATTTGCTGCTCCTATATCACCATATACTAATGTAACAGGTTCTTCTGAATTTGTATAATGTGGAAAGGCTATAGTTCCTATTTTAGTAGTTGCATTTGTTCTTGTATATAAATCTGTACTTGTTTTATCTGCTCCTATTACTAATGATGCTTTACCAGAAGAATATCCATTATACCATAAATCTAATTGACCTAAAGTTGGTGATCCTCTTAATCCCATCCAACCATTTGAAGGATTTACTATAAATCTTGTGGAAGACACTTCTGCTGATTGATTTCCAGAAGTAGCTGAATAAAAAGATAAATAATGATCTGCATTTGTTGATGTATCATCAGAAATTGCTACTGTACTTGTACTTCCAGAATTACCAGTTACATTTAATTGATCTCCTGTATTTATACCATATACTGTAGCATTTGCTGGAACATTTAAAGTATAACTTGTTGGAGTAATTATCAATCCGTTTACACTTGTTGGTGTAATTGCTCCTAAATCTACTGTTAAATTTGGAGTTGTCGATGGATTTGTAATATTTATAGTTACACCATCTCCAACAGTTGATGTTACAGATGTAACAGATCCTCCACCAGCTAATGTAAACCATTCTGTTCCAGTTGCAGATGGATTTGTTCTTAAAACTTGTCCACCCAATCCAAGTGATGTTTGACCTGTTCCACCTAATGTATATGGAACAGCAGTTAAACTTATAACTGGATTTGCTCCACCTGTAACATTAATTGGTCCAGATCCACTTATTGAAGTTATTGATCCGTTTTTATATGCCCAATCTGTACTTGTATTTGATGCCCCATCTATTTTGGCTTCAATTATATCACCAGTTTTTAAAGATATTGTACCAGATGCTACTGTTCCATCCGATGTTATAAAAAATCTATCTCCAGCTTTAATTGATCCATATAAACCAGTAACTGGAAAAGCAGAAGTAATAGTTGGATTATAATTTGATAATTTTGTAGCTTTTAATGCTAATGCTGTATTTACCTGACCTAAACTTGTAGCATCTGTTGAAACTGTTCCATCTGCAATACCTGTTATCTTATTTGCACCCATCTGTAAATTACCAGTCATTGTATCAACTCCTGATAATCTTAATCTTAAAAGATCAGCAGTTGTAACGAAAGCTGTGGTTGCTAATTGAGTTGTAGAAGTACCTGCACTTGCTGTAGGTGCAGCAGGTACTCCTGTAAATGTTGGAGAAGCTATATTAGCTTTAGTTGTTTGTAAATTTGAAATATCATTTGTTAAAATCAAATCTGCTGCTTCATAAGCAGCTTTAGTTGAAGCTAATAAATTAAGTCTTGTTACTTTTTTAGTAACACCACCTTGCACTACAACATATATATCTGTATCTGCCGATGTTACAACTGAAGGATATGTAGTTATTTTTCCCATTATATTTATTGTTCTATTAAACCATTTCCAGATTCATCTTCTATTATTCCAGAAGATTCATCTAATATGTATCTTATTGCTGTTGTTGTTATTATTTGTCCGTATGGTGGAAAACATATATCACATTTAATTGATATATCATCCCACATTTTATCTATTTGTACTTGTGTTAAACATGTTATATTATCTGGATCAAAACATTTTAATGTTTTATAATATGCTATTAATGTTTCAAATTTATTTATATCACAACAAGAAGAATTACCAAATTTTAATCTTAAAGCTATTGTATTGGCTTCATCTGCTAAACAACATTTAAATAATCCTAATCTATATTGATGTTCTGATAAAGTTGCCATTATGCACCTGGTAATAATATATGATGTGAAAAATAACAATTTGCTTTATTTCCTTTACTATCTGTAACTATACATTGTAAATGAGTAAACATTACTCTACTTAAACTTGTAGATGACCGTTCTGGTAATACCGAAACAGTTGGATTATAATTTGGACCAGTTATGATACCTCTTGTTGCAACTGTTGTTTCAGGTTCAATATAATAAGGACCTGTCCATCCAAGTTTATCGCTCCACTCGTAAGTATAAGGAGGAGTACCTCCAGTAACATTTGCTGTTACAGGAAATCCTTCTGATAAACTCATTGTAGGATTTACAGATAAATCAAACACAATAGTTGGAGAACTATGTGTAGAGATAGAATTTAATGTTATTGTACTACACCCATTATTTCCACATCCACAACTCATGTTATTTTAATTTTAATTTTAATTTTAATTACATCCACAACCTTTAATTCTGCATATCCTGTCTATTCTTGCAATTAGATTATTTACTGCTGTAATATTTCCACAATCTCCAGCTAACAACAATGATTCATATAAAGCATTTGCTAATAAAACATCTTTAACAGATTGTGAATCACATCCACAAGTTGATTCTGCTAATTTTGCAACAATTTTATCAATACAACACTTACTACCACAAGAAAATAAAAATGATTTTGTTAATGTTGCATCCAATGTTGGAGTACCTGCTACATCAATATATACATTATAAGTCATCGTATATATTCCATCTGTTATTGCTCCACCTGTAGCACCATCATAATTTTTAATTTCTAATCCAGTTGAATCTGGAAATTGACTATATAAGTCAATAGTATCTGTAAAAGAAGGAGCTACAATAACTAATTCTGCTGCAATTATATCTGCTACTTCAGTATTTGGTGTACCATATCCACCTGTATTTGTAGTTCCATCGTATATTCCCGTTTGTTCAGTAAAATCAAAAGACAAGCAATCATTGGACTGACAAACATCAAATTTTAATTCCAAAGCCATCTTTTCTAATAAAATAGATAATAAGGTAGACTTTTATATCTACCTTATATCATGGTTAATTAAGCGGAAATGTACTCTACTGTAACATCTACAGAACCAACAGTATTTGTTGAAGTTGTTACTCCAATAAGTCCACCGTTGTTTGAGATAATTGTTTTAGCTGCCGCATTGGGAGTAAATCTACTTACGTTTGCATCAGTCAATGTTGCTGCTGCTGCCGTCATTTGAGCTACAGTATCTACAACAATGGTTACGTTACCAGCACCAACTAAAAGTTCATTATTTTTCATAATTAAACCTGTTACAATTGATCCTGGAGGAATTTGTACTGTTGAATTGACAGTTGTAGTACTTGCGAGTGTTAGAGTAGCAGTTTTTGCTGCTACCCTTTTATATTCATTTTGACCCATTTTAGTATTTTTATTATTTTAATTATTTAAGTATATTAAGTATTAATTTGTTTTATTATACAGCTACGTTGCTAAATGCATGTGGTAATGATGCCATCCAAGGATTTAATTGTCCTAAGATTGTTGCAGATTGTGCTGCTCCATCAATTAAAGCCATATATAAAAGCGACTTAGAAGGTTTTTCACCAGAAACAACCATAGTATCATAACTATTTTTATATTCAATTGTTATGATATCATAATTACTTGTTCCAACAGCATCTTGTCTACCAACTGGTGCAGAAACATTAAATCTATCTACTGCTCCTTCATTTCCAATAGCAAATTGTTCAAGTTCTACTACTTGATATCCAACTCCAGAACCTGGTTTAGATTCTTGTGCTTTATCTATAGTAGTTGTTCCCCATCCTGATAAAGTTATATCAAATTTAACTTTAGTATAAGGTAATTTTAAAGCCAAAAAATCCTGAGCAAGACCTGTTACTTTAATACCAAAATCTGCTGCAATAGCATTTGCTGAAGTAATATACTCATGATTTGTTACAGTTAAAGTACCACTTGTTCCTTGATAAGGATGATTCAAAGTTATAGTTTGTGCTGAATTACTAACTGCCGCTACTAGATAAACAGGATCAGTTACTGCTGTACCAAATCTAATATATGATCCAACTGGATAATCTGTTGCTGGAGTAGTTCCAGAAGTAGTTACAGTTACTGAACCATTTGTAAATGTTATAGTACCAGAAGCCGATGTAGATGCTGTACCAGCATTTGAATTCAATATTTCTACTTTTGCATCTTTTTTTGCGCCTAAATCATTTGCAATTTCTTTTGCAAAAAAACTTACTACTGCCGAATCTGTATAAGTTGCAGCTAATGGGTTTGGATATCTATAAATTCTTGTATTTGATTGTTCGCTAAAATGTGCTTTGTCATGTTTAAAAATAAGTCTTAGAACATAATCTTTGGTTCCAGATGCATCTATTGCTCCAGAACTACCATTATAACCTATATAACTTATTTGTTCCTGACCAGCAACATAACTCAATCCTTTAAATGATAATACATTTGCACCATCGATTCTTGCAGATCTTACTAATTGAGTACCTGAACGTTGTACAATTGTAATATATTTAGAATTATTATAAGTTGTTCCTGCTGTAAGAGGAGTATCGTTTTCATCTAATACAACGATTTCACCATCCGCAAGATAACTTGCATGATTTGGATCCAATACGTTTACTGATGCTGTTCTTGAAATAGATTTACCTATTAGAACATTAATTGAGTTGTCTTGTTTAAACATTGTTTTTTTGTTTTATGTTTGTTTATTTGTTTTTATTACTATTATTTTATTCCATTTGTTTTATTAACTCTGCACTAGATCCTAATCTTTGAGATTCTATTTTTTCTAAGCAGTCTAAAATTGCTAAATCTAGAATTTCTTGATGTACTGATTCTGGTAAATCACATTGTACATCGGTAGTTGGTGTAGGATAAATTGTACCATATCTAACGCTGGCTGGTTTTCTTATATAACGTATATAATAAAATAAAATGATACTATCTGTAGAACTTATTAATTCCAATTTATTATCATAACCAAGTCTTATTACTTTATTATGATTTGGTTTATTAAATGGATCTTTTATAATATCATTGTATTTATCATGGGTTATAGGTATAACTCTTATTCTTCTATTTTCTTGACCATTATTACAATCGTTAAATTGAATATCTACTTCTTCATTAATCATATGAAGATAATCAGTAGGAATATTAACTGTTGCTGAATTTGGTTTATCAAAAACTGAAGAAAAGGCAATTGGAGTAAGAATATCTGATTTAACTAAAGTAATTAAATCATCAAATCTTTTTTGTGTTTCTTCAAAATTTTCTCCTCTTGGATTATTTCCATATAATCTTTGATTTATAAATTTTAAAATATTATTATTCAGAAAAACATCTATTTCTTCTGGTAATATATCTGGATAACCTAGAGAATCTATTTTATCCAGACCTATTTTAAAATTTCTATGAAAATCTTGAATCAACATTTATTTTAATGCCTCTAATTGAGCTTTTAAAGATATATATACTTCATTATTTTCTGGATTACTCAAAAATTCAATTGTTTGATCTAATGAATATCCGATTATTTCTCCACCATGTCTCATGTATTTTCCACCACTTTCTTTTAATACCCCAGCATTTACACATTTTTTAACAAATACTGTTTTTTCATAGAAAGGATTTTTTAGAATACTTATAAAGATATTTGGATCTGAATCTATAATTTTACCAAGTTGAGCATTGATAAAATCTATACTTGCAGATTTTCCAGGATTCTTACCATAACTAATTAAAAAATTTACTTTTTGATCTTGAGACATTTTTCTAAACAATTCATAAGCTTCTAATTTAGAATTAAATTCTTCATTAATTGCTTTTATTTCATCTTCTTCTGATGATAATACATATCTTGAAAATGGTTTTTCATCAATCTTAGATTCTGAATCAGCAATCTCTTGATGAGCCAAACAAACTCTATATATTAATTCATCATAAGCATTTGTTTTTGGTTTCAATACCAATCCATCTTTTCCGACACCAAATCTAAATTTTCCCCAAAATTCTTTATTAGTTCTTGATAAAGTTCCTTCTTTGTATGACAAAGCTTTTTCTAATTTTCTTTGTGTTTCTTCATCTAAACCAGTATTTATTAAACCAGTACCTCGTAAGGGTTGGGCAACCAATTCCTCACGAGTTTTGGTATATCTTAAAAATCCATCGTGTTCATCTGGTAACCATGAATTTTTTTTATAAAGTTTTAATGTTACTTTACTTGGTAGTTCTATTTTTTCTAATGTTTCCATTATTATTTATCAATTTATTTTTATTAATTAATTTTATTAATTTTATTAATCTTTTTGTTGATAAATATTAGTTCATTAAATTGTTGAAGAGTAAATTAGTTCTGCACATGATAGAGGATTTTCTACTATCAACGCTTGTTTACTCTGTGCATGAATTTCATATCCATCAACAGCAGATGCTGCTCCTGTTTTAAATGATGTATTTGGACCCATTGGACTACAAGAACCAGCTATATGCCACATTTTTTCTTTTTCACCTTTAGGATAAACTCTACGAATATTAGCTTTTCCTTTAGTTGTTCCAAAGTTTAAAATAGTATATCTATAACTTTCTGTTACACCTCCATCTGGATGAGCAATCCTGTTGTGTACGATATTATCATATTCAGGCATTTTAATCAATGATAATTCAATACCATTTGCACCTCTGTATGTTACATATTGTCCACCGAATCCAAGAGCTTGTCCTGATCCGAATATTCTTTTTTCATCTCTTACATTATAACGTCCAACATAAGCTTCAACAGCTTTGTGGAATTGGCGCATTCCATATTCTCCAGTTAATGCTACAAATTTTCTTTCATCTTCTGGAAGAACATTCACAGACAATTGAGTCAAAATATCATCAATCCAATCAATTGAAAATTGAGAGTAATTAAATCTGTATGATGGAGAAATTTGTTCTCTCAAACCAGCACCTTCTTTAATCTCAAATCCTGAATCACCTTTCATGGAATAAGTACCATCATCTTTTTTATTAGATTCTGAATAAATCAAAACTCTATTTTTTTCTCTATTCCATTGTTGCATAAATACCCATTCTGCATATTGTGTCCAAACTCTGGTTTCTCTACCTAAGTCATCAGTTAGATCAATAACCATTTGACGATCTAGCATGTTTCCAGGAACAGTATCTTTTTTTCTAATTGTAGAAAAACTATTTCTCATTTGGAAAGGAGAAGAATAGCTGGTTTCACCACCATTTCTGGATAATGTTTTGTCAACATTACTATATGATTTTGAGAATTGACTTCCAGCACTCAAAAGAGCAGGAGGAATATATGCAGTTTTATCTTTTGTCCACATTTGACATTCATATATCCAATTGACACCGTTTGAAATAGGTTCATTCATTACACGAACTCTATAACGTCTGTCATCAGCTGTAAGAATATCTGTTTTACTAAAATATTTTTTAGCAAACTCAATTTTTATAATTGAATATGCAACACCAGGTTTATTTGTATCTGCTGCTGTATAACTAACTACTGGAATAGCCATTTCATCATCTCCTTGTAACATCCATGTAAAATCTCTGTCATCTGGAAATTCTTCTTCTGCTCCCATTTTAGTTATAAGACCATCAAGATTAAGATGATCGTAGTCAGCATGTAGTCTGGAAATTATATTTGAAGCAACATAAGGTTGTTCGTTGAATATAGTTCCTAAGTAATTGTCTGTTGTTAAACCCGACCAGTTTTTACCAACATAAACTTGTAGGTCATTAATTTTTCCCATTGTTTAATTTTTATTTAATTTATTATTTATTTATTTGTTTTATTTACTTGTTTTACTTTACTTTTAACGCTCTTTTTAATACTTCGTAATTTACTTTACTTAAAACTGATTCTTTTTTTATTGGAGCATCAATTTTTCCTTTGTTTTCTTGGATTACTTTAGTTGTTAATTTTGATTTTATATTAGTTATATCCCCATTTAAAACTTTTAAAAAGTAAGCCACTTTAATATAATTATCTGGATTACTTAATAGTTTACCTATTTCGTTTGCTCCATTTTTATCTTGTCTAACTATTGAATCGTATATTGTTTTTTTCTCATCTTCGGAAACTGGTATACCTGAGAAAAATTCTTTTGTTTTACTTATAGTATTTTTAAGATTATCTATTTTAGTTTGATAATCAGCCATTTCTTTATGTCTTCTTTCTTTAGCTTTATTTATTAGCTCTGCTTTTTCATCTTCTCTTGCTCTAAGCAATTTTGGAAATAGCCTTAATGCTTCTTTTTCCAATGTTCCAGATTCACTAAGTTCATCTATCTTTTCTTCAACCTCTTCTTTAGACCATTTGTTTTCTAAAAAATAAGCTTTTACTATATCTTGTTGAATATCAGTATCTCTTTTAATATCGTCATCTTTAATATTAGATAGCTCAAATACTTCTTGTTCTTTTTCAAGTAACTGACCAATAGGAACTCCAACTTCATAATTTTCAATAAGTTGTTTAATTTCCTCTGGTAAACTATTTATATAAGCATCTTTATTCCTTTTAACTAATTGCTCTACCAAGAAATCATCATCATCTCTAAATTCTTCATCTTTAAAATCTATATGTCCTTTTTCTTTTAAAAGAGAAGCAAATAGTTTTATAGGCGATTCTCCTGATTGATTATCTGTATTAGTGTTAGTTTCGTTATCTTTTGTATTTTCTGATTTTAATTCATCTTGTTCAATCATTCTTGCAGGTCGCATATCAATATAACCATCTGATTCATTTGAATTATTTGAATTATCTGATTTTTTTGATGTTGTTACTGCATCTATAGGTTTATCTATAGGTTTAATTGTTGAATTTGTATTATCTATTTTTGAACCCTTTTCAAAGAGGGCATCAAAATTAAGATCTCCAGCATCGAAGAATTTTTCCATGTTTATTAAATATAATGTTTATTTTTGATTTGTCAAGTGTTTTTACACTAATTTGTTAATTAATTATTATCTATTATAGCCAAACCTAATTTTACTTTTTAGGTGATTTCTTATTTTTATCACTTTTAATCTTTTCCTTATGTTGTCTCTCTTTACTTGCTATTTCTTCTTTTTTAAGTTTTTCTTTTGATGTTATTTCTCTTTCTTTTAGTTCATTTTTCTTATTGTCTATATTATCTTGATTTATAGATTGTTGTTCTTTAAACGCTTGTTCTCTTTCAGCTAATGCTAATTTAGTTTGCTCAACAATATCTGAACTATCACCTTTTTCCATACCTAACGCCTGAATCTCTGCTACTCTCAATTTAGTATTTCTATTTTCTTGTTCGTTCCAATTTTTCATCTGCAATTCTCTATTCCTTAAGTCCATTTCCATTTTAGATCTTTCTTGTTCAGCAGCTAATATTTTATCTTCTCTTTCAATTGCTTTTTGTTCTGCCTCTTTTAATTTAGCTTTAATATCACCTAATGAATTTGTTGATGCTATATCAATAATAGATGAAAATTCTGTTTTATCATTTTGTAATGCAGCATGGGCCCATTGTTTTACAAATTCCATAGTCATTTGATCTTTTATAGAATCTGACACAAATACTCCACATTCTTCATTTGACATATCAAAACCATCATATTCAAAGAATATTGTTCCTAAATCATCTGTAATATATTGTAATTTTTTATTATTTTCTGAATATGCAACCTTTGCAACCTCTAAAAGTTGTGTTAAAACTCTTTGTTTTGTCCAATTGTGAACTTGAAACAGTTTTTCAGTTATTATGGCAGATTGTGTTACTGATTTTTGAACATTACCAACTCCTTCTGATGCATAAATTGAACCCAATCTTTGTTGTGACACTCCTGATACATCATGAATCTTTCTTTCTATATAATCCAACAACGATATATTGTGTTGGATTGTATTCCCTGTTTCCATATCAATTGATCTATTTTGTGTGGATTGATTTAATTTACCCATTCTTTCTCCTTTAGATCCTTCATTATAAGAATCTACAAAAGCAAATTTCATCATGCTTGCATAATATAACCATTTTTCCACTTCCCAACCATCTGGTACCAATGATAAATCAATAATAGCTATTTTACCTTGATTTGCTGCAATTAATAATTCTGTTCTATACCATATGGTTACATATAAATATATCCAGGGAACTAATCTGTCCATCAAAGATATAGATTCTGAATTATTACAGTTATATACAGTTCCAACAAAACCAGATTGACAATATGATATATTATCTGATTTTCTAAATTGTAATTTTCTTGGACCTATATTTTTATATATACAATCTTTTATTCTATGTACTTCCCAATATTCATTTATCCAAAACCAATCAATAGATATATCTCTTTCTTCATCTAATTTATATGTTTCATCAACATAATCTTTTTGAATTTCTTTATGTTCATCTTGATATGTTAATTCTCCTATTTTTTTTCTTGATTTCCATATACATTTGGTAACTCTTACAAATCCTTTATCATTGTAATTATAATCTGTATCATTTTCTGGTGGGGTATCATCAAGTTTAATAAATCTTTTATTAAAATCATTACCATTAAAAGAATCTCCTTCTTTATAAGAATTTTCTATTTCTGATATTTCTTCATTATCAAGCTGCTCCCAATATTCATCAATTACTTGTCCTATTGGTAGAAACTCATCTATTACTATTAAATCACAATCATCTAATTTATCTGAATTTTGAGATAATTTAAAATTTATTGTTTGTGGATTTAATCTTCTTGTTATAGGTTCTTTACTTATAATTGTTGATTCATATATTTCTTCTCCTGCTAATAAAGCATCTTCAAATCCTTTGTTAAATTCCTGATCTAATTTTAAATATCTATATAAATAATTTAATAAATGATTATTTGTTCTTTCTTTTATATCCTGATATTCAAATGTAAAATATTTTTCTATTTCTTTTAATGCTTTTTCTGGATCTTTATCTGGATTTTCATTTATTATTTGTTCCTGTAATACTTGAAGAATCATTTCTTTTTTCTTATTCTCTTTTGAGGATATGGCATCTTCGTTTATTGATTTTACAACAAAAGAAGTTCCTCTTTTTATTTCCTCACCGAATAATAAATTGAATATTGGAGAAACTATATCTCTATATTGAATTTCTGCTGGAAATTTCATACCCTTTAATCCAAATGGTTCAATTGTCAGATTCATGTCATCTTTATCGAAGACACCATTGTAGAGATTATAATTTCTTTGTTTTTTATGAAAAGATGATCTTTTTTTACCACTTGATGAAAACAATCCATATTCTTTTATAAAGTTATCTGCGCATTTTTTAGCCCATTCAAAATCATTTTTAGATTTTTCAGTATAGGTTAACTTCTGTCTGTAAATTGAAGAATATTCTTTATTATCTGTTTTATCGTTAAATTTCATGAAAATAGTGTGATAGTATTACTATATAAATATACGAAAAAATATGTTAAAAACAAGCTATTATCAAAATAAACATTATTTATTATAGCCATTCTATTTATTTCTAAATCTCATTAAATCAAAAAACTTTGAATTTTGTATTTTTTTGCTATTATCTTTCTTTTCTTCAAATTTATATCTTCTTAATTCCAGCAAATAATACATTAACATCATAAAAGCCATAACTCTATCTGTATTTATTTCTCCATCATATGCAATTAATTCTTTTAGTAATCCCTGACTTCTTATTTTATGCATATTCAATATATCTGGAGATTCATTATTGTATTGTTCTATAAGATATGTCTTTATTAGTCCTTCTCCATAATTTTTCAATTCTGTTGACATATGCATTCCCTTGTTTCTATTTACTTTTGAGCTTGGAATAACATCTTTTATACATAATATTTGATCCGCAAGTAAATATTCACAATTTTTATATTCAAAATAATCAAATATTCCTTTTTTCTCATTTTCATATAATGCTCTTGCATTATAATATAATAATAATCTTCTTACAATTTCATAATAATCCTTTGATGTTTCTGGTCTAGCAGTATATTCAGCAACTATCTTTTTAGTAAGTCTATTATATATTAATGTTGATCCTAATGATCCAGTTTTTGATTTATCATGATCGTATGGATCTATTCCAGCTATATACATACCATGTGGAATTCCATCTGGATATTCCAGAGGTTGTTCGTATATTATTACGCATCCTGTTGTATCTCTTGTTTTATCTTTTATTGGAAAGTCTAATATTGGTGATAATTTTGAATCTGCTTCCCATTCTATTTTTCCATCTACGTTTTGAATTAGATTACCAATCCAATAATTCTGTTCGTCTTTTTTTCCTTCTAATGTTCCTAATATTTTTTGTAAATCAATAATTGGAAATATATTACCTTTAATCCTTAGAAATGTTTCTTTAGGTTTATTTGAATACTCTACTATATGTCTATCTAATACTTTCTTATCTTTTGCTGTTTTTCTTAATAATTCTCTTTTTATTTGTTCATATCGTTCTGCTCCATCTTCATCTGAATTACCATCCTTATCTATAAATCCATCTTTATTTTTTTTATCTGGAAAATAATAACTACAAAAAGTATTGTTTAAATCCTCATCCCATTTATTTTCTACAGCAATCATATTATATGATTCTGGATCATAAAACATGTCTTCAAAATCAATTGTACCTTTTTCCATATCACCACCAGTATTATGAGTAATAATACCATTAGCAATATAAGTATGTGTTGTTCCTGCTGTTAAATTATAAACATCTTTTTCTCCTAAAAATTCTAAACTTTTAACAATTTCAAATCTTACTCCTTTAACATCTGTTATGTCAACTCTGTTTTTGTTTTTACTATTTTGTTTTATAAAAACTGTTCCCTTTAATTTTTTATTTTCTTTATATATTTTTGGTATTAGATCTATTCTGTCTTGTTTTTTCTTTATTAAAAGTTTTATATTTTTGTAAAAATTGTATAGACTAACATTATCACCTATTATAAATCTATAATAATTACTGATATCTTTTATTTTTTTTTCTTTTTCGGTATTAACTTTTACTTCATATATTGATCCGTGTATTCCTAATTTTGTACATAAATCCTTTACTTCTAATAGAAGATTTTTATAAGCAGATGTTAGAATGATTTGTATTTTATTCTTTTTACTATGATTAATGTAACCATCGGTATCTATTAATCCACCTATTAATTCACATATTGATTCTTTGTCTCCATCATATATATCTTTTGGTAATGTTTTTTTATCTTTTGTTTGACCATAAATACCAATATCTCTTAGATTTTTACAAATATCTTTTATTCTTGTTTCTTTATAGATTCTTCCATCTAAAGTTATATATTCTTTTTCAATCTCTGTGTTATATTTGGAAGATATATAATCGTTTATTTCAATATCACAATTGGATAATATTGGTGTTTTGTTAAATCCGTAACTACCATCTCCAATTAACATACCTATTAATCTCGGTTCCCATAATTTTTTAGTTCCAAATATTGGAATCGCATTCATAATTCCAATATGATCTCCAATTTTAATATCTTTGGTCTCTTTCCAAATTACTTTTTTTAATTGTCCTAAATAATCTCTTGTTTTTGATTCTTTTTGTCTATGCCAAAAATGATTATTTGACCATATAATCGGATGATCTTCACTACATTCTAATATTCTTCCTGTATTCGTAGTTATTTTATAACAAGGTTTTTTTGCTGGTGGTTTTAAATATGTTATTTCTTCTTTGGAAGCTGTTTGATTATTAAATCCTAAAATACCATCTTCTTTCTTTAAATCCTCTATGTTTATTAATTTTCCAGAATTCGTCCAGACCTTAGTACCAGCACAAACACAACCAAATAATATTATTTGTCCAGTTTGTACTGTTCCAGATCTTGTTAATGGTTCTAATGCTGAATAAGAAGCTTTTAAATTATCAAATACTCCTCCTTCTTCAATTAATACTAAATTTGCATCTTTACCCCTTGCTGCATCGGGATTATCCATGAAAGATAAAGCTATTACCTCAGATTTAAATCCTTTTTCTATTATGTTTCCTCTTTCATCTGTAAATTTATAAGATGCTCTTTTATGTTCTCTTATATTTATGAAATCTCTTTTTTTAGCCCATCCTGTCTTTTCATTTAGAAAATCAAGATTATCTGAAACCATCGACATTGTACCTTTTGGATACAAATATTTTTTTTCATAAGCAGCAATAATAGATACAGAATCCTTAATTGTGTTATATACATTTGTTGCAATCCATGAATTTTTATAACTAAATCCTTTTCTTCTTGCTTTTGCAACACATAGATTTTTACCACCTACAAGGTGTTCTAATTTTATTTTAACCGAAAGACCAAGTTTGTTATAATTTTCTTCCGATATACCATTTCTTGCTATTTCTTTAATCCAAAAGTATTCATAATCTCCATCCCAGAAATCTGGGAAAGTTAATATTTTTTTACCTATTATTCTTTTCTTAGTTACATTTTCCTTTCTATCATCTGTTGTTAATTTAATTCTATTGAAATTAAGATAACCATAATGATCTCCTGTTATTTTTACTCCTCCCACAGAATATCCTTCAGTACAACGTCTTAATTGTTCTGTCCAATAGTCGAACCAAGCTGGAGAACCAAAGGGGTCTCTATTATAGAACCCCTTTTTTACGAATTCTCTTGCCTCTGTTTTAAATAATTCTGTGTTTATGAACATTAGGAAGCAGCTATTTCAATTTCATCTGATTTTACAGATTCTTTATTTGCATCATTTTGTTTAATTTGTTCCATCAATCTATCCATAAAGCTTTTTTTAAAGTTTAGGATATTAGTCAATTGATTGTCATCTACTACAACTTGTGCTTTAGCATAGTTGAAAATTACTTCTAAATTGTGTGCGTCTTCTTTTGTGAACATTTGTTTGGTTTATTTATTTGTTTATTTATTTGTTTATTTATTTTATTTTTAATTATTCTTCAAATGGATTAATTTCTCTATCACCTTTTGATTTTCCACCTGTTGTTTCTTTTCTTATTTGTTGTTCTAATTTATCTAATGAATTAACTACTTCCCCTATCTTACTTAAAGATGTAGTAATAGATGTAACAGTTCTTCCATCTATTTTATCTTCTTTTAGATTTTCATAATATGATGTAATTACATTAGCAGCTTTTCTTGCTCCTTTAAGCATTCTTAAAGTTGGTGTTTCCTGTAATTCTTCATATTTTTTAATTGCTTTATTTATTAAATCTGAAGATTTCCATTTAGTATCTCTTATTATATCTTCTTTAATTTTATTATCCCTTATTTCTCCTTCAGGATAAGATTGATAAATTGATTTATAATCCGTAGTAAAATAAACATATGCTAATTCCGATACTGCTCTATCTTTTGATAAAGACTTGTCAGAATCCCAAATATCTTTAAACTCTTTTATTAAAAGAGCTTCAGGAGAAGCAATTACTTTATTTTTCTCTATTATAAATAATTCCATTAATTAACAACAGATTTTAATGTGCTATTGTTTGCAACTAAAGCATATTCTGGATCTACTATTCCCAGTATTTGAGATATGTGTAATTGTGCTTGTACTTTTCCAGATTTTGTATTTCTATATATCAACGGTATTTGTTTTGGTATACAATCTGGAGAAGGTAACACCCAATCTCCTAATTTAATTTCTTTTACATCTTTTGCAACAGCTACTACTTTATAAACAACATTCATTTCTTTCTCAAATTTAGAGGAAACATTATCTGATAATTGAATTCCAGATTTTGTTTCTTTTAAAGCTTCAAATTCAATTACAATATTTTCATAAAGAGGCTCGTATACTTCTGATAAATTAACTGTTTGATCTTTTTTCATTAATTGTTTTATTTATTAGTTTCGTTAGTTTCGTTGGTTGTTTGTTCTGTTTGTATATTTTGTATATTTTGTGCTTTTTTATCTTCCATCTCTTTTTTAATTCTATCTACCTCTGCTCTTATTACTTTTTCTGTTTCTTTTTTATTATAAGTATTTTTCTGTACCCCAATAAATATTTTATTTTCATAAACTGGTTTAGACGATATCCAAAACATAGTTCCTTTCTTTTTTTGTTTTAGATATAATTTATTAAGCATTCTTCTTAATTCGTAATCTTTATCTGTTTCAAATTCTAATCTTTCTGGTCTTAGAAAATCCTTATGTTTTGGATTTAACGAATCAGTTAGTTCTATATTATTTTTGTTTTCTTGAGTACTTGAATCCGATTGCATTTGTTTTATTTATATTACTTTTAAGTTTTTCCATATATTGTCTACTATGATTAATTATTACTGGACCTACCTCTCTAATGTATATTCTACAATAATTTTTATCAATTCTTCCTTTATCGTTTATTAAATCTGATATTGCTATAATATCGTTTATATTAATGTTCATACAACTTTCTACATTCTTTCTTATTAGTTTTTTGGTTTTACCATCTTTAAGATCCTTATAGATGTCATCCTTCATTTTTAGTTTTATTTCCATCTTCCTCTAATTTAATTTGTTTATCATAAAACATCCTAAGTTTGTATGGTTTAACTTTAAATACTCCTAAATTCAATATTCTTGTTCCTTTCATATTACCATTTCGCATATCTTCAGATAGGTTTTCAAAGATGCTTTGAATAACTCTTAATGCTTTTTTTCTGCTTATATTGTTTTCTGTTGCCAATTCTTCTATAATTGAATCTAATATTGATGTTGCTCTTTTTCTATTATTTGAAACTAAGCCCATTATTTTACAATATTTTTAGTTTTAGTTTCA